CTAACCAGTTTTGGGTAAAGCTAGGGTCTCCGGTTTTCGGTGTCCGTGGGTACTCAACACCGATCCTGTCAAAGATTTGTGCAACAGATCTTGCGGCCCATATATCTACATCAAGAGTAGTTTCTTTTTTAATTTGAGTTAATACTTGTTTTTCTTTAGTTACAAATTCTTTTTTAAGTTCAGAAGCTTTTCCTTCATCAACTCTTATACCCATACGTCTTGTTTCAATTAATATAGGCAACAGCTCCATCTCCATCTCCCAAACATCATGCAAACTCTGTTTATTTATCTCTGTTTTAAATCTCTCCCATAATCTTAATGTAAGACCTGCGTCTTGCTCAGCATAAAATCCAACATAACCTGCAGGTAACTTCCAAAGGTCAGCTTTGGGATCAATACCCCACTCCTTTGCTTTCTCATTTAAAAAAGTTTCGTTCTTGATTTCTCCAAGATAATCTTTAGCACAAGCATTTAAACTAAAACTAAATCTATTTTCATTAATTAATGCAGCTGCAATCATGGTATCAACTATTTTACCTCTAATTTCAAAACCATTTACCAATAACCAACCAACATCGTAACTTGCATTATGAAATATTTTAGTTGCAGGTGTTTTTAAAACGTCTTGCATCCAGGCCGTAGTCATAGATAAATCCATATTACCACCTGCGTCATGAGCAATAGGAAAATACCATTGCTGTCCAAGAGCTGCTACTGCAAAACCCACGATGTGTCCATCAAACGTTGCCCAACCAGAGCCTTTTGTTTTGATGTTTGGATCTTTAGTCTCTAGGTCAATTGCTATTTCTGTTGCTTGAGATAAATCAGGATATTCAGCAGGAGCTATCCAATCACTGTCGTTATAAATAAAATTAAGCTGATGTGTCATTTTTAATTAAGAGTTTTTGTTCATCTGCAAAGTAAATGTAATTTAACTTAGAATTCCTAAATGTAAACAAAATATCTTCAAACGTTTCATCGATAGGAAAACCTGCAAGATTGAATGATGTGTTCATCAATAGTGGCACTTTAAATCGTTTTAATAATTCATGTAAAAATAAATTATCTTTTTCATTTACAGTTTGCACTCTGCAAGTATCATCAACATGAACAACTGAAGGTGCTATTTTTTTCAATAAATTTTTTGCTCTAGGTGCATACATCATTGTAGGTGATTCTCTAAGTCCTTCAAAATATTCATTATATTTAGATTGCAACACAGATACTGCAAAGGGTCTAAACTTTTCACGTTTTTTTATTTCGTTCATTTTATCTTTGGCATTAGGTAAGGTTGGATCTAATAATAAACTCCTGTTGCCCAGTGCTCGTGGTCCTGCTTCTGCTTTCCCTTGCACTAACCCAACTACATGTCCATTATGCAATAGGTGAACGATGTGTTCTATAGATCTTTCTATGAATCTTTCATCTCGCAGCAGCTCTAATTTTGTTTTAATTGTTTGACCAATGTAAATATTTTTTAGTCTCTCAATGGGAAACTTCTCTCTCAGGTGAGCTAGATATGCAACACCAATTGAATTACCTTCATCACCACATAAAGGCTCAAAGTAAAGTTTACAATCTTTAAATGTTCTTTGAAGTTTATAATTACTTATAACGTTTAAGAATGATCCACCGGTAAATACCATGTTTGGTTTTTTATTTTTTAAAACTAAATTTTTAATTTCTCTTTCAAAGAATGCTTGATATGTTCTTGCAGCGTCTTGAGATACAGGCAACTCTCTTATTTTTTCATATGTTAAAGAGTTTGAAATACTTTCAAGTAAAGCATAATCTATGTTACCTGCAGATTGATACCCCATAAATTTACCCTCTTGTTTTTTATATCCAAACTTCTCAGATATCTTTGCATAGAACTCACCCAGGTGGACTTTGTCAGAAACATTAAAAACAGTATCTTTTGTAATACCAATACCATCTTTAGGTACTTGGTTTGACCAATTGTATTTGTAAATTTGTTTAAACACACAGACCAAGTCTTTTTTACTTATGTCATATATAGAACAAACTTCATTACCTACACCAGGCCAATAGCTTCCTCTTCCATCTACTACAAAAACTCTTGCCTCATCAAAACCTGAATCAATAAAAGCTTTTATGGCATGTGATACATGGTGTGGTTGGTCTAAAGTAATAAGATCTTTGTTGTAAAGTTTAATAAAATGTAAATAATTTACTAAGTTATTTGTTTCTATTATCTCAAGATTATATGAAGTAGAATATGCTAGATCAATTTTGTATCCTAATTGTTTTATTTGATCCAAACATCTGTAGGGAATGCCACCTATGTCTTTCACTCTAGATAGTTTTCTTTCTTCGTTGTAATAAATTATTTTACCATATTGCATCAGAGTTACTGAAGCTAAATGGCCCATTCCTATACCAGCTATAATCATTATTTTTTTTTCTTTTCATCCTGTAGTTTTAGTTTTTCTAATTGACAATAATGAATTATTTTATCTAGATCTTCGATTCCATTTTTATTTAAATACCTACAAACATATTTCACAACGTTGCCTTGAAAAAAAGATAAATTATTTTTTGAAATAAATTCATAGGGTTGAATGTGAAACGATTTATAATGAGATCCCCCAATTTGCTTGTCTTGTGGAAATGCTTCATCAAATATATTTTTATTTGTCATAGTTAGCCTCGTATAGTTTATAATATTTTCCTAATGGAAAGTTGTATTGATGGTATGTACCCAATAAATGCAGGGTGTTCTTAGATCTTGTAACTCCTGTGTACCAAACTCTAAGCTCTTTAACTTTGTCAGCTAAATTTTTTTTATCAAAGTGTGATGGAAAATTACATTTGCTTGCAAGCACAACATTTTCAGCCTCACCTCCTTTGACTTGGTGTATTGTATCTATAATAATTTTAGGTGGTAAGTTTAAATCTACACCAGCTTTCATAAGTTTATTAAAATATAATTTATCTTTGTCTTTGAATTTTCTTTTGAATACCTCTTGCCATGGTCCTTTTTCATCTCTCATACCACATCTGAGATGTAATTCATCAAAATTAAATACTTGGTTTGGGTGGGCAAAGCTCCATTTTTTACTGTCAGATGACCGGTATCCGTGATCTATGTTTAACAAATACTCATACATTGTTACTGCTTCTTCTCTGCTGATGCTGCCACCATTACAAATAGACTCCCAAAAATTTATTGCATGATATTGATTCGGGTCAAATGATTTGTTGTTCTTTTGGTCTTGATAATACAAACCTAAATCTTTTGCTTCCTGCTGCAGCTCTTTCTTCACATCGTTTATTCTAGCAAGAACCATCCAATCACCATCCATATCCCAAGGCACTTTTTTCAAACCACCCCACCTGTACACTGCACCTTCTTTACCATTAGAATAAAATTCTTTTTCAACACGATTGTCCCCCATTGATTTTAAAATACAATTAGAGAAGTGATGTATATTTTTATTTAACCTCACACTCTTCTTTAATACCAGAGATCTACCAGGAAAGTTTTGAAATAATTCTACGTCTGCACCATTCCATTCATAGATAGCTTGGTCATCATCACCTGCTATGTAAACTCTATCTACCGCCTTTGCTAATTTTACAACAAGGTCCCACTGCAAAGGTGTAAGATCTTGAGCTTCATCCACCATCAATACTTTAAATGGTATTGATACACCATCATCAATAAACTTTTGCACCATGTCAGTAAAATCTAATCTGTCAGCTGTCCGTTGGCCGTTCTCCAATTCCATTGTTTTAAACTCTTCGTAACCATTGATAATTGATTTGAACTGCTGCAACCTTACAGCTTTTCTAGACTGTTGTTTGTAAAGCCACACAGGATCAACTTTCATATTTCTAGCTCTGTCATAAATTTGTAGAGACCAATTGTTAAATACTTTCTGATCATCATGGCCTTCTTGATATTTAACTTTAATAGTTCCATACTGTGTATGAAACATCAGTAGGTCTGCTTTCGGATCTAAAACGGGAATCTCAGCAAACTGTTGTCTGGCCAAAGAATGTAATGTTCTAAAATATTTAAAATCATCTTCATCGTATTCTTTAAATTTTTTCCTGACTCTTGATACGCATTCATTAACTGCTTTGTTGGTAAATGATATGTAACAAATTTCATCTGGGGAGAAACCTTGTTTAAGATAACGCTGGACTCTCTTGAGTAGATTCTCAGTCTTACCTGTACCTGGTGGTCCAAAGATTTTAATTGTCTTCCCACGCAGCTTTTGCTTTAACGAATTTGACATCTTTATTTTTGTGCTCACTTTGTTTAGGTAATTCTACCACCCAATGTCGGCTTTGAATACCTTTGAATTTTGATTTAGGTTGTGCACCACCTGTTTCAAGAAATTTTGTGCACTCTTTTTCATTCCAATTATAACCCATCTTTTTCATGAAAGATTTAAATGTTTCTAATTTAAACCTCATCTCTACATCGTCCTTCCAAATATTACCTGAATCTATTTGATCAAACTCTGTAGTATCTTCTACGTCCTCTAAGAACCTGGACATTCTAGAATTGAATACATCATCTAATTCTTCTTTAGAATCGAAACCTTCCATATCTTGTTTGGTTGACATAAGTTCTTCTAAACAATCTCTGTAAGGATCAGGATCTCTTTTAGTTGGTTTCAAAGATCTCCAAACAATATCATAATTTAATAATGCTTCTCCTAATAGCTGCTGTTGGTACAATTGTTTTGTTGATAGCCTTATAGATTTACCTTGAATGGGTAAAATCCAATATGGTTCAGGATATGAATTTACTTTAGTAAGTTTACCAACTTCAGGTAAAGCTTCGTTCTTACCAATACCATGTTTTCGTCTAAGACAAGTAGTAGATGAACAATGCATTCTAGCTACAGAAGTTTTACATTTGTATGTATATTCTTTATTCTCAACACCTTTAAAAATATTGTTTAACTCCTGCGGGTGGAGTGGTTCAGTGCATACTTTAGTCATCATGTTTCTTGTCCAGTCTTGATACATGACAGGATCAGAATTAATTTTTTTAGCTAGTACAGCTACATTAAACATAGCATCATTACGTCCCTCGCCTTTTTGTATTTTATTTTTCATAAAATTAACTACACATGGTGGGTAGTCTTTTGTTTCATCATCTTGAAATACTTTTAACTTTTTAAATTGAGTAGGTGTAAGTCTATATTCAGATACAAACTTAAATAAATTTTCTAATTTTATTGAGTTGCCATCATTATCCATTGCAACTCTAGTAGTCATATGTGCTTTTTGATAGGGTAGGTTTACAAAGTTACCTTTTCTTTTTTGATTCCAATCTTCAGGTGTTAAATCAACTTCGTCTTGCGCAGGATAGATATCCGTTGTTGTATCATTAACACCTAAGTCAGATGCAATCTCTAATAATTTTCTTCTCATGTCCGATGCAGCAACTACACCGTCTATGAATAAAATTAAATGGAGTCCGTTTGATTTTGAACGGAATGGGACGAGTGGGTATTTTCTTTTCCGTATAACCGAAATAACTTCCTTATGCTGTATATTATAACGATCAACATCGATGACCCCCCAACTGCATGAATTATCATCTCTGATAGGGACAGATCCATAGTATTTTTCTCCTTTTAAATGTTGTAACCAATGCTCCTTAGTCATTGGTTCTGGTTCCACCCAATGTCTGAATTCTTGTTTACCATCACGATCACGTTTGTGACCTAATGGTGTCGAAGCACCAAAATATGTAGAAGAGCCTTGGAAGAGTTCTACAAACTCTCCCAAGGTTTTGTCAAGTATCTCCATAAATTAGAATGGAGTTTTTTGTTCTACTTGATCTTCGTTCTTGTGATTAGCTCTCACAGCACCTTTTTTACATGACTCATAGAAGTCAAAGGCTGCTTTAATTGTTTCTTCGCTCTCCACTTGTCCGATATGCTCTATCTCCCAACCATACCAAGAACCTAGATTGTTTTTCTCTAGCACAGTTTTTAGCATGTAAGATTGAGTAAATGGTGCAGGTCTAAAAAAACCTTTACCATCTTTTCTCTTTGCTCTGAGAGACATCATCATTGAATTCCACTTCTTAGATTTTTTTCTTTGAGTAGATTTCATAGTGATTAAAGCAGTAGAAGATTTATCTTCATCAACTACCATTACGTAGTGAGAAGCTGTTTCTTCTACATAGTTACCATTATCAAGTCTATCCTTACCTTTGTCATCTCTGACAGTTTTAGACATGATATCTGAATCAGCAGGATAAACATTAACAGGAGCAACTGCACCTTTATCTCTATCCTTCCATTCAATGTACTCGAGCTTATAGAAACAAGGTATTACTTTAATACCTGATGCTCCATCATATAACTCGTTAGTCACAGTGTTGTAGATCATTCCTGGTCTAGCTTCTGCTATGTATTGACTATCACCTTGTGTGACTTGAGGTGAAAGTTGTCCAAGAACTTTCAGAAATGGTAACGCTAAACTATTTGAATCTACGTTATCAAATCCTTCGTCTGCGAATTGCTCAATGTTAACATTGGCAACTGCACCAGCCGTCTTATTAATCGCTACTTCGTTCGATTGTCCATCTTTTATCTTCATATTATTACCTATTATTT